CTAATATTACAGCTGCACAGAATTACCCTGATACTGATCCTGGGGGTAACACATCCGGATCTGCGTATTCATATACAAGCAACTCAGCAGATGATTTAGATAATAATACAGCTGAGACTGCTTTACCTACAGCAGATCTTCTCACTGCCTATAGAACTCTGAGTGATAAAGGAGTAAGAATAGTTAAGATTGATCCAGATGATGTGCAAAAGAATAATATTGATCTATCTAAAAAGACAGCTGGAGTAACTAACAAAGCTTTATCACCGGATGAGATAAGACGTAAGATGAGAGATCCAGCTCATAGAAATAATGCTGAGTTTACTTCTCTTATGACTTCGGAAGGTAAGCTTTCTCCTGAGTATGCTAACACCACTCCTCCTAATGTACAAACAATTCAAGATACAGATAATATTATTGTACAAGGATCTACAGTGATTGGTAATCCATCTCCACATCTAACTGCTAAGAGGATTACTGTATAATGACAACTAAATATTTACCTGATCTTAGATTTCTTCCTGAAGGATTGACAAGAGTACATTCTGGTACTCCTCTTAATGATGGAATAACAATGGGTAATTTTTTAAAAGGAATTACTTTAGATCATATACCCGAAGTTTCTGATAGAATACAAATTGCACGTAATCTTTTACCTCAAGCTGAAATATTAAAAGCTATTGGTGAGAACACCAGAAACTTTAGTAAACATAAACTTGTTGTAGTAGAAGGATTGTATAACCCTGCTCCAGAAGAGCAAATAACAGAGTCTGAAGACAATACAAACTTTTTAGCTAAAACTGGTAGAGCTATTGTTTATGAGTTAAGAAGAAATAATAAAATTGATAATGAGAAGACATATGAGTTAGCCAGGTATCTGCAAGCATTTCATAGAACTTATGATAAGCTAATACTTGATTATGATACTAACACTGAAGGTGTATTAAATGTACAGCTTATTATACAGATGCCTACAATCCCTGCTAACTACAATATTAAGTTTAAGGGTGCTGTAGAAACAAAGTTTAATAATACCACTCAAGCACAAAATCAGCTGATTGAAATAACAGAATCAAGCTCAAGTGAAGTTATCTTCCCTGCTAATGTACCTGACGAAGTTACTGGTTACTTTACTATTGGAGATGTTCATGCTAGACAGCTTAAAGTGTTTGGAGGTAATCCATGGCAAACATTTGCTCGTGATGCTAGAACATCTCGTGATGCAGATATTATTACTAATATTAAGAAGATTAAAGCTGGTGAAGTTGTAGTTTTATCTGCTGGACTAAATGATGCTATCAATTCAAACGATACTCCTACAGCAATTGCTGAAAGAGTTAAGAAGATTGTTAATGCTGCAATTAAGCAAAGTCATGTAATTACATTCTTATTGTTTAAAATAGTAGCTAAAGGTTCTCCGGCAAGACAAGCTCAAGTAAGACAAGAGATTATTAATAGTCTATCTGCTTTTAATAATGTACGTATTGTAGATTTAAACAGAGATGAGTATAGTATATCTACTGATGGAGTATCTTTAACCAAAGAGTCTTACATATCAATCTCAAACATCTTAATTTAACTTATAAATAACAGAAATTATTGGAAGACAAATGGCTATAAGAAGAGTTTTATCTACAGAAGATGGTAATCTTCAGAAGAGTACGCTGATATCCTCGCGTGCCGTAGACTATTTGGATATAGATTTAACGTTTGCAAAAAGACCGTCAGGTGATGTCTATAAGAAAAAAGACGCAGCGGCTGTTAAACAATCAATCAAGAATTTACTTCTTACAGACTTTTATGAAAAGCCTTTTCAGCCTTTCTACGGTGCTAATTTACGGGCTATGTTATTCGAATTAGCTGATGATGATACAGAGGATGAAGTAGAAGAGAATATTAGAAACGCTATAAACAAGTATGAGCCAAGAGCTGAAATACTTACCATAACTGTTAATGTTCTTCCAGATCAAAATGATATGAGAGTATCAGTATACTTTAAAATTATTAATACACAAGAAACAGTAACATTCACTACGAACCTATCGAGGCTAAGATAATGGCAACTACAATTAAGTCAACTAACCTAGACTTTACGTCGATTAAAAATAACTTGAAGACATTCTTAGCTCAACAAGATGAGTTTGCTGACTATAACTTCGAAGCGTCTGGTCTATCTAATATACTAGATGTACTAGCTTATAATACTCACTATAATGGACTTATCGCTAACTTCGCTTTGAACGAGTCATTCCTTGGGACTGCGCAGCTGAGAAGCTCTCTCGTGTCGTTAGCCGAAGGTATTGGTTACATTCCAAAATCAAGAACAGCATCTAGAGCAACAGTTAACTTTTCAGTAGACCTTAGTGGGCTTGCAGAAAGACCTTCTACTGTATCTTTAGCTCCTGGAGTTGCGTTTGAGAGTTCTATTGATGATGTTACATATAACTTTTCAACAAGAGAAACAGTAACTGCAACGGATGATGGTTCAGGTATATACCAATTTAAAAATATTTCAGGTTCTGCTTCTATAGAAATATTTGAAGGTGTACAGAAAACAAAAACATTTATTGCTGATGCTATATCTCAAGATGCGTTATATATTATACCTGATAAAAATATGGACATTGATACTGCTATAATTAGAGTATATGAATCACCTACATCAGTAGCGTTTACTACATATCAGAATATTAAGAAGGCAACTCTTATAAACGCTCAAACAGCTCTTTATATTTTAAAAGAGTCTCCTAATGAGTTCTTTGAATTATCATTTGGAGACGGAGTTACCTTTGGTATTACTCCAAAAGCTGGGTACAAAATAGAAGTTGATTATCTTTCTGTATCCGGTCCAATAGCTAATGATGGTGCTTTATTTACTCCTATATCTCAAGTTAATGTTGGAGGTACAGGTTATACTATAACAGCTCAGACAGTTACTAACTCCCTTGGTGGTGATGTAAAAGAATCAGAGCAATCCATTAGAACAAATGCTCCATTCCAATATGCTACACAAAACAGAATGGTTACTGCAGATGACTACTCATCATTAGTGTTAAGAAACTTTTCTACTCTTATCAAAGATATTAAATCATTTGGAGGAGAGAATGCACTTAAACCTGAGTTTGGTGCTGTGTATATGTCTATTGTCTTTGAAGATGATGTTACAGATGCTACTAAGACATCAACTAAGAATAGTATACAAGATCTAGTGGATCAATTAGCTGTTGTATCTTTTAAGTTAAGATATTTAGATCCAGTAACTACTTTTATAGAAACAAATACATTCTTCCAGTTTAATCCTAAACTTACTACACTATCATTAAACAGCGTTACAGACTCTGTTAATACAGTAATAAGAGAATATTTCAGTATTAATACAGGTAAGTTTAGTCAAGCGTTTAGACGCTCTAATATTCTATCATTAATTGATGATGTATCTCCAGCTGTGCTTTCTTCTCGAATGGAAGTAAAAATGCAGCAACGAATTATACCTCGTTTAGATGCTCAGAATGATTTTGATTTAAGATTCCCTACTTCTATTCAAGCTGCAGATGATAAAGATTTTATTATAGATAGTTCTGCTTTTAATGTTAATAATAAGTCAGCTAAAATCAGAAATAAGCTAAACAGTAATAAACTACAAGTTGTTACACTTGATGGTGATACAGTTATTGTAGATAATGTAGGAAGCTTTGATCCTGCTAGTGGTATTATATCTTTAGTTGGGTTAAGACCTTCTAGTATTATAGGTGGTGTAAACTATATCAAAATAAAAGCAGTTCCTGCTAATCAAAGTGCTATAGCACCTCAAAGAGAAGATATTCTGCAATTTGATGAAGATCCATCCTTTGCATCAGCAGTTATAGTAGAGTCAGTATAAAATGCCTAGAGATTATACACTAAAAGATAACCTACGTAGAGACTATAGGTTTACTGATTATCATCTAGTAGATCAAGTTCTGCCAGATTATTTTAAAGCTGATTACCCTAAACTAATCCAGCTACTTGAAGCGTATAATCAATTCGAAGACTCTGATCAGTCTCCAGCTAGATTAGTACACGATGTAATTACATCTAGAGATATTACTGCAAACGATTTATCTTTACTATCTTTTATAGAAGATGAACTACTGTTAGGTCAATCTTACTTTGAAGGATTTAATAATAAAAGAGCAGCAGCAAAATACTCAAACAATCTTTATAGATCTAAAGGTACTCTATACTCTATACAGCAATTCTTTAGAACGTTTTTTGGTGTAACTCCAGATGTAAGATATACAAAAGAAGACAGATTTATGATAGGGGAAGATACATCGCGTATTGGTCCTGAGTCACAAAAGTTCTTAACTGATGATAAGCTATATCAGGTGTTTGCTATCTTAATCAAAGCTGATATTCCTGTATCTCGATGGAAAGAAGCTTATAAGCTTTTTGTGCATCCTGCTGGAATGTATTTTGGAGGACAGGTTCTTTTAGAAGCAGCAGCTTCTTTACAGTTAGGTATAATGCCAGACTTCGAAGGTATCTCCTTTAACCCAGTTGTACAAGGTGAAGCTTCTCTTGGAACTGCTTTACAGTCTACAGATATTACTGGTGAAGTAGATTCAGATGGTAGAGGAACTTATGGTAAACTAAGAATAGGTCTACCAGAAGCAATCGAAGCTATTCAAAATATCTCACTTGCAGAAATCGATCGCAACTACGATACTATTAGAGAGCTTATTAGTACTACTAGCCCAACACTTGATGAAGATTCTGCTGGTACAGATGGTAGAGTTCAGAGATTCAGCCAGGATCGTTCAGTATTCGATACTATGGATGAAGTTAAATATACTTACTATGATTCAGATTCAGCATAATAACCATTATAAATAAAACTAACCACAGATACGGACTTAGCAATGGCAAGACAAAACATTAATAAAGGCACTACAGCCAATGATGGTACAGGCGATACGCTCAGGATCGCTGCCGGTAAAATAAATGATAACTTTGGAGAATTGTACCAACTTTTAGGTGGTGACAGTGCTCAGGTTACCTCAAAGATGTCTTTAGCAGATAGTGGATTAGTCTATAACGGACTAACACATAATACAGTATTAGGATTTATTGAAGGTTCAGCTAAAGTTGAGATTGATCTTCCTAATCAAAGTGGTGTTGTTGCTCTTGTTGGTAGTTCTCAGACTCTTGTTAATAAAACTTTAACAGATCCTATTTTAACTTTACCTCAGATTAATGATACAAGTTTAGATCATCAGTATGTATTTACAGTTAAAGAATTAGCTGCAGACAGAAATGTTAATCTACCTCTTCTAACAGACAGTGATACATTCGTATTTAATGATCATACTCAAACGTTAACTAATAAAACATTAACTACCCCTATTATATCTGCTCCGAATATTTTATCAACAATAAATGATGTTAATGGTGCAGAAATAATAAAACTAGCTCCTACAGCTTCTGCTGTAAATGAGATTCAGATTAGTAACGCAGCTACAACAGGAGTTCCTCAGGTTGCAGCAGTAGGTACAGACACTAATGTTAGTTTAGGATTGTCAGGTACTGGTACAGGTCTAGTTGAAATACAGACAGGTGTAACATATAAATCTGAAACAGTTAACGCTAATGCTCAAGCTATTAGTTTAGCACGAACAATGTCTATATTTAATTTAAACGCTGCTTCTACTGCTACATTAGCTAACGGTACAGAAGTAGGACAAACAAAAACGTTTGTTAACCGAGCTACAGGAGCTGTTACCGTAACTCCTACAACATTCTTTAACGGTACTAGCTTT